GCGGCAGATACCGAGCCCGACGGACTGGGCGGCACAAAGCCTCTTTGGGCGGAGCAGTTCCAGCGGCGCGTGACGATCATTTACCTACGCGGCGGAGAGGCTGTCGAAGGGGCGCGGCTGGCTGGGCGTCCTGTTTACAAGATCAAAATGCGGCAGAACAGCGGGGCGCGGCAGATCACAACGGATTGGCTGGCACGGGACGTGCGGCGCGGCAATGTTTACAACATCACAGAGGTTGACGCGATCACGGATCGGCAGTGGGTCTATCTGGTGGTTGAAGGCCGCACCGCCTGAACGAACGCAATCAGGACATCGCAAAATGACAGTGACCTTAAAGACCACGGGCTTTCGCGAGATCGAAAAGGCCCTAGCTCAACTGCCGCGCGGGACATCGAAAGCCGTCGCCCGTCGCGCAATGAAAAAGGAGCTGAAGCCTGTGCTCGATATGGCAGAGGCTCTTTGGCCAGGGGCAGAGGCGGCTTTCCGCATCACTTCTGCGGTTAAAAGTAGCCAGAAGGGCGACAGTTACGCTCTCCGCGGTGCCAGTGTGACGAACATGTTTGTGGGCTCCTTTGAGCCACAAGCGCATCTTGTCGAATTCGGTACAGGCCCACGCTTTCAGAAATCTGGCAGATACGTCGGCGCGGTCAGCCCGACGCCGATGCTTCAACCTGCATGGGACGCAAACAAGCACCAGTTGCTTGAAGGCTTGGGCAAACGGCTCTGGGAAGAGATCGAAAAGACCGTTCAACGCAGGGCTAAGAAAGCAGCGAAAGGATAAAGCATGGCCGGAATTAAAATTGAAATTGATATGTCAGAATTGGATGCCGCGAGGCAAAAAGTGGCGTCTTTATTGACTGGGCTTGATGAAATAGAGCGGCGGATTAATGCGGTTCCTTTCGGTCATCAAGGCGCATCCCCGCCCATGTTGTCCGCTACAACTTCTGTTCCATCGAAAGGTTGAGCTGTGCCGCGATATACACCTGACACCCTCGCTGGCCGATCTGTAAAAGCCGTCTTCTGTGATGGCGAAAAGATAGATCATGTTATCGAAGCTGATGACGATCTCGGGTTCGCGGTCGTATTGGACGGGGACGGATGCGGCGGTACCGCTCTTTGTCGTGGGCGATTGGTGACCGGTGAAATCGTTGTGACCTTCGCCTGATGAAATACCACCTTCAAACCCTTCTCTCTGGCGCTCTTACCGCCCCTGTAAAATGGGGTGTGTTCGGCCAAGAGGTCGGCGCACAGCGCGTCTCCTTGTTCCAGTCATCCGGCATCAGGAACATGTCTCTGAGCGGCAAAGGATTGATGCGGGGCCGGGTGCAGGTGGATTGTTACGGGGCGACTTCGGCCGAGGCGGAAACGCTTGCCCGCGGCGTCCGGGATGTCCTCGAAGGCTATGTGGGCGGGCCGGTTCTGGGGATGTTCCTCGATGCGACGCGCGACAACGATGATGATGATGCGGGGTATCTGCCCCGCGTCTCCATGACCTTCTCGGTGACCTACCGGGACTAACCGCCGGGGCTAACCGGCAATCTTCAAACGCTATATAAGGATTGATCGCTATGGCGACGAAACAGCGTATTGTCTTTGGTGCCACGGCTGAATGGTCTGACGACGGCGGCACCACATGGACCGGCATTCCCGAAGTGAAAGGGCTCGTGGTTCCCGAGGTTGAGATCGAATATCAGGACGCCACCAACCTCGACAGCGCGGGTGGTTTCCGTGAGTACATCCCCGGGCTGAAAGACGCGGGTGAAGTCACAATTCCCGCTGGCTATACATCCGACGGCTATGAAACGGCAGTCGGCTATCAAATGGCGGGCACGTTGGTTGGTTTCCGCACGACCCTGCCAGTTGAAACTGGTCAATCGACAGGGGACACGTTTGAATTCACCGGCTACATCAACCCTGCGCTTGAGACGAATGACGTGGGCGACATTATTGCCATGAACCTCAACATCCGTACCAGCGGTGCGGTCACGTTCACGAAAGGCACTGCTGCACCATGATCTCAGGCGTAACACGGCAGATCGCGGGGAACCGCGAGACTTTCCGCATGACGACCCGCGCCATGATGGCGATTGAAGATCGGTTCGACAAAGGGCTGATCGAGGTCTTGCAGGGGTTGGAAGCAGGATTCCGCATTTCTGATATTGTGACGCTTGTCTCGGAGTGTGCTGACGATGGTGCGGGCGTCGATGTGGACCGCGCCAGCCAGCTTGTTGACGAGATCGGCGTGACCGAAGCGGGCAATCTGCTTGGCGAAGTGGCCGAGGGAGCCTTCCCGGAGGCTAAGAAAGGAAAAAACTCGAAAAGGGCGGTCCCCCCGAAAAAATAGGCTGGACCGCCCTTTTCCGAAATTGGGTTCTGGCGGGCCAGCCGCCCGCCAGTTTCCAACACCACACTTTGCGCGAAATCGACATCATCAACGAGGCTTCAACCCTGCGTGATGCACGCCTCGCGTGGCAACAGGCGCAGTATGCGCGGTTCGCCTTCCACAGCCCCAACAAGATGCCGGAATGCCCTTCAGGGCAGGCGCAGCAGTCAAATGATGAAGCTGATGCAGTCTATGTTCGCGCGTGGATGAAGGCGATGCACAACAGTTCGAGGACAAAGAATGGCCGTTGAAATTGGCGCCCTGCGCGCACTTCTCAGCCTAGACAGCGCGGCCTTCGACAAGGGGGCTAAGCGGGCACAGGCATCTATGAACGGCCTGCAAAGATCGCTTCACAAAACCAGCCAGCGAATGCGCTCTATTGGCAAGACCATGACAACGCGTATGACGTTGCCTTTGGCGGGCGTTGCGGCGGTTGCGGTTAAATCGTCGCTGGCGACTATCGACGCGCAATCAAAGATGGCGCAATCGCTCAACACCTCCACGCGCTCTATGCAGGTGCTAGAGCGGGCAGCGGATCGTGCGGGCATCTCTACTGGGGAACTTGAGCAGGTTGGGCGGCAGCTCACCAAGCGTCTTTCGCAGGTCGCGGCAACGGGCAAGGGGCCAGCGGCGGGGGCTCTCGAAAAGATCGGTCTCAGGGCGTCTGAGCTTGCTGATATGGACCTTGACCAGAAGATTGCGGTGATTAACCGGGCGATCAAAGAGACGGTGCCGGAGGCAGAGCAGGCGGCGGTTTCGATGGCGCTGTTTGGCGACCGGGCAGGCATCATGGCGGGACGCCTAGACGCCGATACCATTGCCACGGCTTCGGATGAAATTGAGCGCTTCGGCATCGCTGTTTCGGAGGTGGACGCGGACGCGATCGAGGAGGCCAACGACGCCATCAGCGCCATCGGGTTGGTGACGCGCGGGCTTGCTAACCAGATCGCGGTATCTTTGGCACCAACGCTGAAGACGATTGCGGAGTATATCGCAGACCTTGGACATTGGTTTTCTAGCCTTTCGCCCGAGGTTCGCAAATTCATCGGCATTGGCGCGGCTCTAGCGGCAGTGATCGGGCCGCTCGCAATCGCTCTTGGTTTCGTCGCGGCAGGCATCGCGGCACTGGCGTCACCCATCGGCCTAGCGGTGTTGGCCTTCGGCGCAGTGGTTGGGGTAGCCGCTGCAGTTGCAGCGAATTGGGACAAGCTGGTGGAAAAGTTCCCCATCCTCAAAACCGGCCTGAACATGCTGAAGTCGGTGTTCTCCTCCGTATGGGAGGGCATCAAGGGGATCGTCAATGGCGCGACCCAAGTGATCGACGGAGCGATTAAGCTGATCGTCAGTGTCCTGACGAACGATCTGAAGCTCGCAATTTCTGGGCTAACAGGAATTTGGGAAGGATGGCAGGCAATCTCTGAAGCGGCTGTGAATGCTGTTCTGGGGATTATGGAGGCGGTCGTACCGGGGTTCCGGCAGACGGTCGCAGATATCATCGCGGTCGTTTCGGCGCTGCCCGAAAGGCTCAAGCAGTGGGGCATGGATGCGATACAAGGCTTTGTGGATGGCATCTTTGAGAAATGGACCGCTCTAAAGGAGAAGGTCCAATCGATCTTCTCCTTGCGCGATGTGAACGCCGAAACGGCGGCTGCTGGCCGTGCGATAGGCCGCGACTTAGGCGCGGGGCTTGGGGTTGGACTGGCTGAAACCCAACCGGGGCTTGAGCAGCAGACCCGCGATTATGTCAACGCGGTCGAAGGCGCTGCGCGTGACGAAACCGAAACGCAATCGCCCTCGCGGGTTTGGATGCGCCTCGGTCGGGACCTTATGGACGGCTTGGGTGTCGGTATCGCGGACGGTGCGCAAGCGGCGGCAACATCGGCGGCGGCGGCGGCGGGGAAGGTGACTGCGGCAGCGAGCACGGCGCAGCCTGCCCTCAACACAATGCCGGATAAATTGCGGGAATCTACCTCTGAGGCGAACACCTTGGGCAATCGCTTGGCGGACATGTTTTCGAGCGCGGCTAAGGGCGCGTCTTCGTTCAGTGATTTTCTCGGCAACATCGCAAACCAGCTTTCCAACATGTTCATGGATAAAGCCTTTCAGGCGATCTTCGGGGGTGGGAGCAGCGGCGGCAGTGGCCTGTTCGGGACGCTCATGAGTTCGATCGGCATTCCCGGCTTCGCCAATGGCACGAATTACGCCCCCGGCGGGCTAGCGATGGTAGGTGAGCGCGGGCCGGAACTGGTCAATCTTCCCAAGGGGTCACAGGTGTTCCCGAATAACCGTCTGGCGGCGAATGGCAGCGGGCAGACCGTCGAAATTATCCTTCGCGCCCCGCCGGGCTTCACTGCTGAGCAAGTGCGAGAGGCGCAGGGCATTTCTCTGCGTGTCACTGAAGCGAAGATGGCCGCGAATAGCCGCGCCCAAGCTGATAATAAATACCTAAGCGGGGGCCGCTGATGCAGGTTTCTTTTCCATACCCGGCGAAGATACGGGCCAGCGTTCCACAGCTTTCGGGGATGCGGTTTTCGCCCTTCACAAACATCGACGGTGAATCATTCGCCAAGCCTTCGCTCAACGGCTTTTGGCGGTTGGACGTTACCGCCTTCGCCTATGGGATGGGCGATCAATTGGCTTTGTCGTCTTTCGTCACGCAAATGCAAGCGGGGGGCGCTTC